TTGTAGCAACGAAAGTAAGTTCAACAAAGTTAATAGACTTAGCAGGCTTCAAGAAGATATCTGCACGGAACTCATTTTGATCGATGATATCTGGTGTGTTATTTGTAGCGTCACAAATAACCAAGAAGTCAAAAATACCTCTCTTGGACTGAATGTCTCTAAGGAATGGTTCAACAATGTTTACAAAGTTTGCTCTTGTAATCTCATCGTTGAATTCAAAGAGTTGAGCTTCTGCTGCTCTTGAAAGTGCATCCTCAACAAAGAGGAACAGGCGACGAACGTTGATTCTATCAAACGCTGAAGAGAATGCAAGACCAGTCTTATCACCAAACAGCAAGATACCAGTACCTGGCTTATTGACAACAGGATTAATTCTTCTTGGATAGAGAAGGTCTCTTTGTGCCTTGGTTGGGTTGTATGCAAGTTTTATAGCATTCAGAAGAACACCTCTTTGCTGACCAGCAGGTGAGAACCATGGGAATGACTCTCTGGTTGTTCTTGCCATAAGTCCAGCAACGTCTGCGTTACATGGAATATAACGGAAGGTATCATTAAATCTGTCATAAACGAACTTATATCCAGAATCAAATACCGCGTATGAGGATGATGTGAGTGGTGAGAAGAAGTCAATAATATTATTTGTCTGGGTGGTTGCGTTAGTCAATCCAACAACAGATGATCTGTTTGGAGAAATACATGCAATGCAATCCTGTCTGATTTCCGCAAGAGCAATCAACTTGTTTGCTTTCGCCTGAGATTCTTCCTTAGTTTCAAGACCAGGACCCATAATCAGGAAGTCAACATCGACTTCTGATTCATCTTCAAACTTACTATATGCAGTATTCAAATTACCAAGAGTTGCATCCAATGCACCAGAAAGTTTAGGATCCTCATTTCCATCATAGTTCTTACCACCAAGCAAGGAGTAATTAACATTTCCAAGTGCGGAGAAAGTTATTCCCTGAGCATCTTGTCCCCAAAGACCATCACCTGTAGAAATAGGTGTAAAGTTTTCTCCGGCAAAGGCAGTTGCAGTTGGAGTTGTTCCATTGAACGAATCAACTGCTTGTGAAGCATTATATCCAGCAAACAGATACTTGGAGTTGTCTGCAAGGAAGTTCTTGTAGTAGATTCTTGTTGGTGAATTTACACTAGATTGTGCATCCTTTGCTTTTGAAAGGAAAGTCCACTTTTCAAGAATTGTTGCCTGATTTCCAGTGATTGTACCCTTATCATCAACAACTACAACGTGAATAGCATCATTTGCTCCACTTCTATCACGAGAGTATGCGTTTGCTACAGGTTTTGGAGCAACAGTCTTCCAGAAGATTGTGCTGTTATCAAGACCAAGTTTCTGCTCATCGTACCAATCTTGTACACTAGCAGCAGTGAATGCGCCAACGCCATTTCCAGAACCATTATCAGTACCAACACCTGCAGAGTTTACAAAGGTGAGGGTATCGCTTGCAGAAATTGCTGCGGTTGCATTTCCTTCTGCATAAGTGATTGGAGTTTCTGTTCCTGCAGCAGAAACGCGAGAAAGAATCTTAACATCGAAAGAACTTGCAGTTCCTGATGTTGCAGTAGTAACACCAGTGATGATTGCCTTCAGATGACCAACAAAGTTTGTAGTTGTTCCGCTACCAGGAAGAGATGCATTGATTGCAACAGTAACACCTTGTCCAACAGTAACACCAGCATCACCTGGGTTTGTTGTTGTGATTCCGATGATTTGGTCGGCAATGTCGTCAATCTGGCAGACTTTTAAGTCATTTGCCCATGAACCTGGATTCTTTGCAGAATAGATAAAGTTATTTGCAGAAGTATAATTCTCGTTATAATCGTCGTAACTCTTGATTTTTAGAGTAGTTGTAGATGCAATACCAACACCTGCGTTTGCATTCTTTAAGTTGTCACCATCAACACGAACAACGTTCAGGTTTGCTCCATATGCGAGATATGAAGAGGCACACATCCAATATTCATATTGTCTATCGGCACTATATGGTTGACCAAAAACATTAAGTAGATCTTGCTCATCTACAATTGGTGTTGGAACCTCGATTTGTCCCATTTCAAAAGGACCCGCAATTCCACCAATAGAAGGATTGACATTATCAGCTCTTCCGACTGTTAAGTCAACTTCCCTAATTCTTACACCAGGAGATAGTTGTGGAGTAGGCATTCGATTTTTCTTGGTGCCTCAACAGGACCCTTTTCAAAAGGACCTGCAATACCACCAATAGAAGGATTGA